TGCTGATCGTCTCTCTCTCTTAGCCTGTTCAATAGCAGTAGTAGTATCAAATTGTCTACGCTGTTCTGCTAGTTTAGCCATCTCTACCCCAGTAGGATCATAACTACTTCCACCACCACTACTTCTGGTCTTTGCTATTTCTTTCTGTGCCTCTAGGTTAGCATAGAACTGCTTATCTTGTTGGGCCATCTTCTCTCGTTCTAACTTCATGTTCTCTTCTGCAGTATCATCAAATGCACCTGCAAGGGTAGTACCTGCAGTAGTCACCAAGCCAGCACCTATAGTGCCTCCACCTTCAGATGCAAAGAACTTACCAATACCAAAGGCTTTACTGCCACCTGTGCTGATAGTACCTGCAGTTGCTGAAGAAATATTAGTACCAGCCTGTACTGCAGAGGTAGCAACATTCTCATTCATAGATATACTCGTAGATGCTAAAGGTGCGCTGCTTGCAGTACTAAAGGCTCCTGAGATACCTCCCATTACTGCACCACCTACACCTCCAAAGAGCATCCCTTTTCCTATATCTCCCCCCATGACTGCTGCACTAAGGCCACCAATAGCTGCACCAATAATAGCTCCTTGAATGGCAGTACCAATTATTACTCCACCAAAAGACCCTATTGCTGCCCAAGCAGCACTAATTCCTGCTACTGCTCCTGCCATATTATAACTCCTTCATGTGTATAATTTCTACAGGAGTATAACCTAATCTTTGAAATAGAGGTCCTATATCCTGTTTAACTTTAGTATGTTGTAGTATCCTCTTGACTCCTAATTCCTTCAATAAAGATTCAGAATACTTTAGTATCTTTAGCCCTAGAGACCCTCTCCTCTTTTCTGGTACTATATAGAGTACATCTTGTTCTGCTGATAGGGTTCCGTAGTGAGGAAGAGGGTGAAGTAAGTATGCTACATATCCTATAATCTTACTGTCTTCTCTAGCGCTATAGAATTTAAAGCGTCTCATTCTATATAGTCGCATATAAGATACTACATCTATGTTCAATTCTTCTGAGAATGCACTTAGCTCCTCTTTATGTCTTAGAAATAGATCCTTACATTCCTCATATAATTCCTCACAGACTATCTCTTCTTGAAAGGTTATCATTTAGTAGCAAAAGATAAAGTAGAAAAATAATTATTAACTAAATTAGAATAAGATGTCATATTCAAACCTGCTGATGCACCTACAAACTTAATAGAATTCTTAGTTAATGTTTGCAATTCATTAATAGATTTATTGACAGCAGTTTGACCCATAGCAAGGAAGTCAGGATCAGTCATCATGTTTTCTATTGCGATCTGATAGTTCTTAACATACTCTCCAGCCTGAGCATACACAGTCTGCGCTTTATCTGCAGCTATCTGAGTACTCTGTAGGAAGGCATTCTGATCACCTATTAGATCCTGTAGGGCTGCAGCATGTTTCTGCTGAAAGTCCTGCAAGAAAACTTTAGTTTGTTGATCAGCCCCTTGCAGTCTAGATTGGAATGCATTCTGAATGTTCTGAGATGTCTGCTTTATGTCTGCAGTCTGCTGATTCAACTTACCAGATACTACACCTTCGACTTGGATCTGACCTAACTGATTCTCAGATGCCTGCTGGTTTAATGCAAACTTATTATAAGCATTAGCATCACCTTCAGCTATCTTGAACCCTGCTTCAATAGCTCCCCTCTCTGCCTGACCTGCAGCCATAGAGGTATTAAGAGCACCTCGAGATGCTGCCATCTCTTTAGCCCCTGTTCTAGCATTCTTTATGTAAGGATTGTCAGCAGAGTACAAAGACTCCATCTGACCAGCTATAGTTCCTAGAGCCTTATCATAATAACTAGTAGCCTTAGCAGGCTGAAAGACCCCAGCTGCTTCTGTAACTGCACCTGCTGAGTCGTAATCTGCAAAGTCAGCTGTAGTCCCTTCAGCGGTTTTAGCTAATCCCTCATAGGCTACTCCCTGCTGCTTGGCCAGATCTTGACTAGAAGCTCCTATGCTGCTAGTAAGAGATTGAGCTGCTGTAGGTGGTGTAGTCTCATTAGGATCAGTTAACAATCCTGTTACGATAGGTGCGATTACTGCCATTAATCTCCTCCTTATTTCTTATAGCCTACAGGCCACTTGGTTTTAGGGTCATATGCCTTCGGCGTTTTAGACTCTGATATATCCTTCAAGTGCTGTTCCTCTATAGTGTTCAAGGACAAGTCAAGATCAAGGATAGCTGATACAATCGCTGTAAGAATTATAGGAGTGATAGATACTGAGACACCTGCTAAGGTCTTGTAGGTTATAGTCCTCTCAAGAACTAGAGCAGATGTATAGATAGATCTAGAATAGAGATCACTAGGATACCAGTTACTTCCTACAAGAACTCCAGAAAGTCTCGACTTCTCCTTCTCTACCTTAGCTAATCGAATCTTATGGGATTTGATCTCGTCATCGGGCATCTCAAAGTAAGGATCAGCCTTCTTAGCCTTAGCCTTATTATCAGCCTCGATCCACTTATTGTATACTGCCTCATACTTCTTATAATCATTAAAGGTGGTATTAGGCTTATTAGTCCACTCCTCATGTCCTGTATTTCCTTTCCACTGAACTACTCTCAGGGTATCTGGGATAGATGACATATCTATCTGATAGAAGACTCCATCTACTCCCATCATACCATCTGGTTTTGCGATCATGTATTTCATTATGCCCTCTGTACTTGTAGTCCTGCTTCTTTGCTCATCTTATCCAGAATAACCTTTTGTCTCTCAGGTGGAAAGATAACTTCAGCACCTATAGATATATAGACTATGTAGTCACTCTCTAGGTGAAAGACTCTAAAGTTATCTTTTATATCATCTCCTATAACCCCTTTAAGTTTTCTCCAGAAGATCTGTCCTGGTTGCCTATACTTGATATAATACGTATGTTTCATTATGCTGTTACCTTCATGATGAAGAAACAAGAGAGGAATACTGGTCGATTATCAAGTGCAGCAGATGTTCCTGTATTAACTGCAGCTGAGTTAGCAGTACTCGCAGTAGATACACCACCAGATGAGGCAGTATTAGAACCTGCGGTAGCTCCGTGGTTATGATCAGTACCACCACCAGTACTCGTAGTTGTTCCAGCTATAGGGTTCTCAGCATTACCATCACCAGTTACCGTACCTGCTCCTGTATCAAAAGTATTATAAGGGTGTGTATGTGCTGGCATATCTGCAATTAGCAGAGTAAATGCAGAAGTGTTATGTGTGTGCGCTATGGTGTGGGTATGGGCCATAGTATGAGAATGTGCTGTCTGGGTATGGGCATGAGTTACAGAATTGTTACCACCTATATTACCAGCAGCAGAATCCCCCATAAGGAATCTGTCATCTGTAATATTAGGCAAGTATCTGCCAGCTGCACTGAAGATAGGGCTTCCATCACCTAAGTTGAGTTCTGCACCATTACATACATACCACCCTTTAGGGTTACAGTAAGCATTAATAGTTTCCCAGGAACTTCCAAGAACACTAGTGTATCCAGCATTAGACCCATTAGTAAAGTAACCACCCATCCAAGCAGTTATAGTCCCTGCAGGTACTGCTACGAAGGTAGCTGCTGCTGCCACAGCCTCATCAGCTGCATCAGAGGCTGTTTCCGCACTAGCTGCTGCAGCTATAGCTGAGTTATTAGCCGCTGAAGCTTTAGTGGTAGCAGTTGCTGCTGAACTAGTAGCACTGGCTGCCTTCGAGGTGCAAGTAGCTGCATCGGCAACTGTCTGAACCCTATCGGCTGCAGTCTGCGTAGCATCTAAGTTAGCATAGTGAGCATAGTGTAGAGCAGAATACCTAGTAGCATCTACTAAGGTGTCTATAGGGTTAGCTGCCCAAGACTCTGCTAGGTCTGCGTAGTAAGACTGATTAGCTCCTATAGCTTCGATCCTAACATCAGCTAGTTGAAATCCTGTATCTATAGCATCGTTTATTGTATTGAGCTGAGCTGCTTCCGCAGTAGTATTAGGAAAAACTTCCTTTCCCGCAGCTGTATAATATGTACCCATTTAGTTTCCTCTATTCTAGAACGTATGGTATCATCTTAATAAGTATGTCTCTAACTGCTTCTTTCATAGCTGCTACTGTGGTAGCTGCATCTAGTTTATTATTTACGTAGGTAGTAGCTTGAGCAACTGTCATAGAGTCCCAATTTGCATCTATAAAACTTATCTCCTCATCACTTAGATATTTTCTTGAGTATTTTCCCATACTTACATCTGCCGCCCCAGCTGTTGAAAGTCGACTATCATATTCTGAAAGGTATGATGACTAGCGTACTTAGATGCGTATCTTACAGAGATATTCATATTACTTCCGATACCCATCAAGTCATAGAAGATCCTATTAGCTACAGCACCTCCAGACCATATCATCTCATCCCACAGGCCCTCATCCCAGTTATCGCCTTGACTATCTACTGTGAACTGTCTTTCAGCTGCTGTAGGATAAGCAGCACCTCCGTAGTCATATCCAGCCCTTATACTAAAGATGATAGTATCTATGGATTCTATCTCAAAAGTAAGTCTATAGAATCTCTTCCAGTTTCTAGGGGAACCGTAGTGAAAGTACGCTGTGGAAAAAGAATGCGCTATCTCAGCACCATCGAATGAGGTACCAATATCTGCATGATAAACCTTACCAGATACAGAAGTGAAGAAGTGCTGTAAGTCTCCTGCAGTATCCATACCCTCAGTTACTGTATATACTGGGTTAGGGTACTTTATAAAAGTAGCACCTTTTAGTTTCTTATTGTAATAAGAGAAGATGATACCAGTACCATTACTAAAGTATATCCTATATTGATTCAATCTCTTTATAGTTACTGCACAGGTTATAAGGGCCTTGTCTCTGAATAGAGTTCTCTTTACTTTCTCTGAGATTGTATTAGCACCGAAGTCACCGAACTCTTGAGCACTACTAAGAGTAGTGATTCCCATGTCACTCATGAAGATAAGAGTATCAAAGAGTTTATCTACTGTATAGGGGTATGCTCCTAGAGCATCTGAGAAGGTCTTCATTACCCAATCAGCTTCAGTACCCTCGGTCGTCAGAGTCTTGATAAAGTCCCTACCAAAGAAGACTAGTGTACCACCTACAGTGCTCTTAATGGCTGTGATATCTCCACCCACATCCCAATATCCAGCACCATTCAATCCCTCCCAATCATCAGAGGTCCCTTCTATATTATCTAAGTTATGATCCATGCCAATTGTAGAGTGCTGAGCTGAACCTCCAGGATACGTTAGCCATAGACAGTCCGCATGTGATGCTATAAACTCTGGCTTATCGTTTGGATTCATACCAACATTATCCATCACTCTTACAGTAGTACCATCATAAGATCTCGCCTTGTCTACACCATTAGCCCACCACATCTTATTACCTGTAGCAGTCCCTTTGAAGTTGTAGGTGATGAAGCTATATACTCCTCCAGGTGCTAATGGATTGGCTGATGTGTCTACTTCCTCCCAGCCTGTAGCTGTCTCCTTGAACATTCCTGCAGTAGCTCCGCCGAGCTTATCCCTAAAGGCATAGAGTACTCCTTCAAATACATAGATACCTAGAACAGGACCTTCACACACTACCAACGCTGTTCCTACATCAAGGATAGCAGTTCTTCTAGCTTCTCTTAATGTATCATCTCCAGCTACAAGTACCTGAGCAGATGGTGCTGGTTGTCCATCATATATCTCATATCCAGAGAGAGATACGTATCCACTAGATACACCCTCAGTGATATAGTAGTTCTGTACAGCAAGGAGATCCCCAGGCTTCATCTCAATAGAGGATACAGCCTCGTTAACTCCAGAGTCAAACACTACATTGTATGTACTAACAGGAGCTATATTGATCTGCTTGGCTGTAGTCATGCTATTCCTCTAACCTTAAAGATTTTCCTAGGGTTATGTTCTCTCATTATATTCCCTAGCATCTCTACTGCTTTCTGTGCATATTCTTGGTATACGTGTGGTAATCCTATAGAGAGGGCGTATCTTGCAGTAGCCTCATAGACTATGTATGGATGGTAATCTGCAGGAATCTCTGGTTCTGTGGTAGACAGTGTAAGTTCCTGATTGCTCTTATAGTATGTAGTCTCTATCCAGTAGGCTGCATTAGGTAAGGGAACTACTACTGCATTGTCCTGAGGCCTAATGGTAAAGTGAGTACTCTCTCCCTGAACTGTGTCATTCCTATGTAAGTAGGTAAAGTAGTCATAGTTGTAATAGGTCATCAGGTTCTTCTTACCACTTATAGTAATATAGAAGGTATCTGGATACCACCTCTTGAACCTATGATTAGGCCCGAAGATAGTAAGAGGAGTATATACAGTAGTTCCAGCTACAGTAGCGAAGGACTTGGTATCCCTCATCCACTTCCAGTTACTTCTCATGTTCTGCAGATCTGCCCAAGCATCTCGTACCATATGGAGCATCTGGCCTTCAGCACCTATAGCCGTAATTGCAGATGGCCCAGTACCCTGCAGGCCTATGTGCTCTCTAACTGACTGAGCCATCTTTAAGTATTGCATCTATTACTCCTTAGTTGTAGCTTTCTTAACCCTCTTAGCCTTAACTTTAACCTCTGCTTCAGCTTTCTTTTCAGGTGTCGGTTCAACAGCTTCTGGATCTTTCTTGAACAGGGCTTTATCCAAATAGAACTCATCCTTGTACTTCTCATAGTAGTCCTTCTTTACACAGAACCTTACTCCATTAGACTTCCTGATTACATATACTGACTCTTTTCTAGACATTGGTTCTCCAAATAAAAAAGCCCCCACAGATCCTCTATGGTTCTATGGGGGCTTTAGGTAGTGACCCCTCGGGGTGCGCCTTACCACTAAGAAGTGGAACTTTAGGATTCGGCGTGAGGGGTATCTTTATTACGCCTTATAAGCGTACAGTGCTACCAGGGCTTCGGGCTGTACAACCGCACGGCCATATACAGACAGGCCACGCATGTAGGTTCCGAATGAATCCGGGATCATCAGAGACTCAGTCTTGACCAACTGACTAGCAAAGGTCAGAGCCTCTTTAGTTCCACCCATGATATAGAAAGCCTCATTAGCGCCATCAGTAACATGGGGAAGCAGATTACTCTGAATGATCATTGTTCTATCCATTAGTTATATGTAGGCTCTTTATCCTACACTCTCCTCTTTTCAAAGGAGTATCGGACTATATCATCTTCCTTATTCAGGAAGTCGGGCACTCTTGGAGGGGTTATTGGTAGGATTATCCTCACCCTCTAGTCTCTGAACCTTCGTGCTTACTTTTCTATTTCCATTTAGCACGCTTGGCTGCTGATTAGCATGACATGATACAACTTGATGACACATAAAGATAAACTCTTCTTGACTATACCCATTCTTCATAATGTTGATGTGCTTATTCACCCACTGCACATTTCCAATTATATATCCAAGACTAGAATCTATCCTGTCTAAAGATGCGGTCGTATACTCGGTTTGACAATTTCCATTTCCGTCCGTTTTGGTAGGAGCTGTTATTGTCATTCCAGATAACGCACATGTTCCTGTCCAAAGACTATCTAAGTAATCTACCGTAACTTCGAAAGGTACATTTCTTCTCTTAGCACCGTTCTTAAACTTGTTGTAGAATGTTTTAGATATAACTCCAGAACCTTTATGATCACCTGTACGATCTATATTTGATTCTGTAGTTGAACAAGCTTTACACTTTGCATCTTCTTTGTATCTAGAGACTCTGACTTGGAATCTATATCCACACTTAGTACATCTAACTTTGTACTTAGTTCGACTATCCTTGTCCTTCACTATCTCTTCAATAGCTATCATATTTTAGCCTTCCAGCAATTCACCCAATTATTCAATAAGCTTCTCAGCTTAAGGGGTCAATAGTTAATTAACCATGCCGATGACCCCCGACCGAATCAAACCAGTCGAGTCACCAGTGATATCTGCCGATTTGAGGTCGCCTTTCTTTAAGAGGGCAACAAACCATGCAGGAAGAACAACCCAACGATCTGCTGAAGGGATGTTCTGCTCATCAAGAACCGTATTGATATCTACGATGAGATCAGTAGCATTAGTGCTCGTTACAGCAACACCAGCACCAGCTCCACCCATATTAATGTTAGCAGAGATCTTACCAGCAGTAGCACCGATATTGTCTGCATGAGCCAGAGTAGAGATGTAGCTGAAACAATCAGTGTCGATCGAGATCTTCAGACGCTCACCAGCATCAGCTGCGAACTTGTTCATCAGATCCAAATCGGACTGAACTGCATCAATATCATCAAGCCTGAAGGACCAAGACTTAGCCTGATCAATGCTCAATTCAATGTTGGCAATCTCAGGAACCATATATTCCAGAGTCTTACCAACCGTGTAATCACTTACAGTGATAACGGGTGTCTGACGAATCAGGACCTTATCGCCCTGAGCTTTGCATATATTCTTTTAGAATATTGGACTATTACTTACTCTTTCGAGTTCTCTCTGTTTAGTCTCTGCTGCCTGTGTGATTCATGAATATCTAGTATCTGATTTATAAGACGATACTTCCTTTCATGAACTATATACTTTCTGATATTCTTAAGAAAAGGGACAGCAAATGAGGAATCACTTAATCCTAGGTTTCTCTCCCAGTCTATCCATGACCTGTTGCTGTATATACTTCCTTTAAAATCTCTTTTGAATAACTTAAGAAAGTTAATCTCTCTTTCACTCTGAGTGATCTTCATCTTAATCTCGGGAGATTTGTGTCCTTCTCTTTGGGATAGTCTTATACACCCATCCCCTGCGATAACTCCAGCCACATATGCCCATGATAAATGCTTAGGCATCTTTAAGTAACTTGTGTTATTTCTAGAACATTCTCGAAACTCTTTCAACTCTTCAACAACCTTATTTGGTATATCCTCTATCTCGCTATGCTGATCAGAAACCCAAACCATATTATCAAAGTGGGTTCCCTTTAGCCTTAAGTGCTTTCCTAATCTATTAAAAAGTATCTTAGCATCTTTGTCTCTTAATACCCAATGACAGCAAGAGGTCTTCTTCTCGCTTTCGGGAATAGAAAAAGATACACTACCGAGATTATAAAAGTTTCTTAATGCTCTTAAGCATTCGAAGTCAGGGTCGTTTGCTGCGCTCTGGGTGATGTCTAATACTACAGATAATCTCTGCTTTCCAGTAGCCCTTGTCTTATAAAAAAACAAAGAGATGCATCCGTCAGTATCGATCAAACCAGCTACATATTTATTAAGTTGTTCAGAGTGTTTCCTATTCTCCCTGAGTTTTCCACTCAGAAGCTTATAGGCGAGTGTGTCAGTGTTGTATCTAGAAAAGAATATCATAATGTGCTCCTGTTGGAGTCACACATTGCATCGAGTTTAACCTCGTTATTTAAGAGAGTTACGAGACCAAATTAATTAATCTCACCTTGATCAATGTGGACTATCGTTTTATCTTTCGATATGTAAGCGTTTAGTCTCTGCGGGTCCCTGAGGTTCCCTCGGATTTTACTCCGTTATCTAGCTTACAATTAAACTGATCATCAAGTTTCAATCAGTATTAGAGATCATGTTAAAAGCGGTTGTTTCGTAGAAGTTACGTGGTAACTAATTGATATTATTCAATTAATCATCGGACTATCATTTACTCTTTCGAGTTGTTCTTGTTTAGTCTCTGCTGGTGGTTTTCAATCTAGTCTCCTATTAGTGACTATAACCTTCCATCGGATTTTACTCCGTTATTTAAAGAACTTTTAAATGCTCCGTAATTAAAGCATTTTCTTGCTGAAGATCAGCGGGGTGAACTTCGAGGTACTATCAGATGCATAAGTCGGATAGTTAGTCGATACTCCACCGACAGTGTAACTGGTAGCTGCAGCAAGTGATCTTGTAGGTCCATTAGCCATTATAATTCTCCATTATGTTTTACCTTATACGGCCTTCCATATAAGCTTTTGTTATTCGATTTTCAATATCGTTTGCTTCTTTCTTTCGATTTCGATAAACACCACGGGTCACATCATTAAAGAATTTCTCTACCTCTGTAGCAGTAAACCCCTCTTCAGGCTTTACGTTACTAATAACATCTCCTGCTCCTGATGTACCTGTAGGTGTAATGTTTTCCTCAAGTCTTTCTCGTTTACTGCGGGGCAATGTCCTCTTGAACTCCAAGAAGAAATCAGCAACTCGGTCTGCATCCCGGTAGGATTCAGCACTCTTAAAGGTATCCATGCGCTTATCACCAGTGCTAGGATCAATCTCGTCCATGAACTCAAGGAACTTAGGGTTATGATCGATTACCTCATAGTCAGGTACGATCTTCTCCAGATCCTTTAGGAAGTAATTGTATTCCTGCTTCTCTCTCAGCTCAATCTTCCTCAGTCTTTCAGCTTCTTTCTCAGCTTCGAGCTGTCGGAGTTTCTCCTTGAGAGGTGCTACTGATGCTTCAACTGCTTTCTGTGAAGTACGCTTCACGATATCGACTGCTTCTTCTCCGATAGCTTCAGAGTCTTCATCTGTAATAATACCACTGAAGATATCTGTGTTGCTGCTCTGTAAGCTGGCAACCCTGGTGGAGAGTTCATCTACTTGTTTCCTAAGACCTAGAGATTCGGTAGCTAATCGAGAGTTCTCTTTCCTAAGGGTAGAGATAGTCTTATCTGTGGATGCCTTAAAGTTCTTAAACCTAGTCTTCCAAGATACACGCTGCTTAGCTTCTGTTTCGGTCTCCTGCGTTTCCTGAAGGATTACCTCAGTAGCTTCAGGGAAATCTACTTTGCCTTGATTATCGTCTTCTACATAACTGTCATCAGGGTCTTCAAGCGGAGCGGCACTAGAGGTATCTTCCGATTCCTGGTTAGTACCAAACATTTGTTTTTCAAGTTCTGCTTCTTCTGCAAGGATTCTTTCAAGTGACATTAGGTTCTCCAGTACTATTTCAGCAGGGGCACTATAGACCAGTTGATCTGGTGATTACGTGGTTGCTGTACTCTAGTAGAGTGAAGGTTACGCTAGCTTATGCTAGCAGATCTAACAAGTCTTTCACCATAGCTCCCCTACCCTTTAGCACTATATCGTACTCTGGGTTTGTGGCCCGAAAGGATAGGAGTTGATTCTTAATATCTTCAAGCTCTCTGGAGAGCACACCCCTTAGGGTAGTTACATCTCCAGAGTTTATTCTTTTCTTTTCTTCAGCGGAGACTTTCATTGTGCATTCATCTTATCGCCCGTCTGGACCGACAGGGCTATCTCTTTGTCAACGTTATGAGACTTATTCTGTTCGATCATCTGCTGTTTCTGTAGGCCTGCAGTCTCCTTATGTATTCTATTTTCTCTTTCGATCTGCATTTCTGCAGCCCTTAGTTGCCTGTCTCTCTCTTGATTATCAGCTTTCTGTTGCAGTTCTGCAGCCTTAAGCTTCTGAGTCTCTTGATGCATCATCATCTGTCCCTCTATCTGCATCTGCGTAGCCTGAAGACCAGTCTGGTTCTTCTGTGCATCAGAGTCAGCTTGCTGCTGTTGCATCTGAGCCTGCTGTGCTTCCTGCTCTTCTTGCTTCTTCTTCAGTTCTATTCTACTTGGGATAATGTTATTACCAAGACCAAGAGTCTTAGCCATCTCCCTAAGGATATCTGCTATACCTTCTACTCCTACGATCCCCATGTAAGTAGGGTTAGCAAGAATCTGAAGGAACTCATTACGTCTCATCTCACTAGCACCCTTCATGGTCAGAATCTCTGAGCCCTTAGGTACTACATTAACATCCCCTGTAAACTTAATATCATCATTGCTAATGACATTCCAATAAAACTGATACTCAACCCTAGGCTTAATGACGCCAAAGTCGATGTTTCTAACAGAGTCTTTGATACCTTTCGCAGCAGATTCAAGCAACATGGAAAGCCCAGATGCAGTTTGTGCTGCTGCTCCTGTTCTCTCATTGCCATATGCATATCTCGGTATTCCTGTAGCGTCATCTGCCCGTAGTTCAAATTCCTTGTAGACTGCAAGTAGCTCTTGTGCATTGGATGTAGGTTGCCAGAAGGTTATTGCTCTACCACCAGCCCCTGAAGGATCTGAAGTAAGCTGCCAAACATGGAAAGGTTCTATTGCATCTATCTCTGAATCATCAGCCAAGCGATCCACATAGACCTCGATCTGAGGTCCTGAGGCTACAGCCATGTTGTTAGCTAGTGCTCTTGCAGTAGCGTTACATATACGCTGTATGTCTCTCATTAGTTCTGGCAGGGATC